ATGCCTTCAAGTGAGGCAGTAGCGATGATGCCAGGGACGAGAGTGTCGTCAATTGTGATTTGAAATTCAACCATGGGTCGTGAGGTAAAGATCAGTGTGATCAGTTACGGGTCGGTCACCCACCCTTTAGTGAGTAGGACTGATCACCCTTGCTCAAGTACAGAAACTCGTGCAAGCAGATCGGCATTGCTTGCCTCAAGGGTTTCGATCCGCTCGATTGCTTCCTGCAGCGCCTTGACTGCCTTCATGTAGAGCACCGAGTAGTTGACGCTCTTGGTGGATTCACCAGTTTCGTCGTCGATGGATTCACCGACCAAGCCGGGAGAGACAAGCTCAACCTCTTGGGCAATCAGGCCGATTTGGGTGTGTGTGCTGTAGCCAGTCTCAGCCTTGAAGTTGTAGTTACGGACTTGAAGAGCTTTGAGGTCATTCCATTGGGAGTTGGCGTCAACAATGTTCTCCTTTAATTTGATGTCGGAGATGCCAGCGTAGGAGTTATTAGTGTTTTCTAAATCGCCATCACAAAGAACAAAGGCTTCTCCAAGTGTCCCCCCTATTCTCGCAGCGACTTGTATTGCTGTTCCATCTCTATAGGTTTCAAGCAACCCGAGAACACTGCGCCCTATAGATGTGCCAAAACTTGAAGTTGTGGGCGCTGAAGTACCCCAATACGTTTGGCCTGTTGATGTAATCCTCATCCGCTCCGTCGGGCTGCTCGCACCATCCGCCGTCGTGCTGAATACGAGGCGGCTTGGCTTGTCTCCCAGCGCATAGGTGCCATCAGCCTCTACGGAAATCTTGGCTGTTTCTTCTGCCGTACCTCCAACATTGCTAAACCAGCGGATTCTGCCGACAAGGTTGCCAGTAGCCAATGAACTCGCATCCCGCCCCAGCGCTATTTGGCCGCCCGCAGTTGCAACGCTTTGTATAGCTGTTCCACTTCCGTTAGTGAAGTCACTAGACGTCCCCAACAGCAACCTGCCCGAGCTGTCGATGCGGGCTTTTTCACTGACTGAGCCACTAGAAGTATTGATAAAGGCAATATCAGTGCTTGCTCCGCTAGACGCGCTTTGAAGTGCGGCAATGTGGGCAGAACCAACTACTGCAACTGTTCCACCGTTGGTTGAATAGGTGTAATTAACTGCATCTGAACCAAGCGCAATTGCCGAAACTTTCGGGAAACTGCCAGATGCGTTGGCGTGAAGAACACTGCTGAAGCCGCCGCCTGCTGAATAAACAGCGAGGTTAGCGTTATACGTGCCGGGCGAAGTAGTGCCAATCCCTACCTTCCCGTCCGATGTGATGCGGAGGCGTTCGGTGTTGTTGGTGCCAAAAGTAAGTGGTATTGAGGTGACGCTTTTAAGTGTTACCTGACTATCAGTTGTTAAGGATCCAGTTAAAGCTCCGGCAATCTTTTGTTCATAAGTTGCTCCGCTTGATCCATTATTCATGAAAGTGACATAACCGGCATAGCCTGTTGGAATAGCACCAACCCCAACATTCCCACTCGCATCAACAAACAACCGCCCAGTGCCACCAGTTGAGATGGCTACTTGGTCTGCGCCGGGGCGATAAATACCAGTATTCGGGTCGCCGTCGAAGCTGATGCCTGGCAGTGCTTCCGTACCAGAACCAGCGTTCTCCATCAGGTCGGCAATGCTGACCTTCTTCGTTACGTCGCTCGTAACGTCAACAATGGGAACAACGTCCGTACTAATCGGGTCGGTGTAAGCCGTCAGATCAGTGATCTTCGTCGTTGCCATGGTCAGTGCCTCGGTAAGGAAATCTTAGGCGTGGCTTAGGTCTTGATACAAGCCAGCAGCGCCACGTTTCGCGGACGGGTTTCCGTGCCGCTGTTGTTGTTAATTGTGATGCCCGTCGTTCTTGAACCTGTTGTTCCGCCGCTATTGGCATAATCATCATTGCCAGCGTTGTCACCCTGCAGCGATTTCAAATTTCCGCCGTTGTAGTCATGGTTGTGACCTGGGTCGTTGATCGTGTGGTCGTGAGGTCCGACCATCCCGGTCTGCAACGAACCAAACGCACGCCCGGCATCTAGATCAGTGCGATCATCTGCCCAGCCGCGAATAAACTCCCCGCGCAAATCTGGAATTTCGAACGTGGTGCTGCCATCACCAGCGCCATACGTTGTACCAATCGCCGCAAACAGATCGGCGTAAGTTGTGCGGCTAACTGTTGCGCCATTCGCCTTGATATAGCCAGTTGGCGCTGTATTCCGAGCCGTCCAGATCACCGTGCCAGCCGGAGTGGCGGCTGATGGCAATGCAGCAATCTGATCATCCACATACTTTTTCGTGGATGCCATGTTGTTGGTCGTTGGCGCCCCAACCAGCGTCAAGTCGCCGGTCATCGTGCCACCGGCTAGCGGCAGATAGGTGCTGGCTGCAGTAGCAATCTGCAGATAGCGAGCATCAGCAAAAGTCTGGTCAATACCATCAGGATCAACCCGAACCCAGTTCGAGCCATCCCACATCTTCAGTTCATCGGGCGTCTGGCTGGTGTCCTGCCATAGCTGACCCAGTGCCGGGCTGCTCGGTGCTGTAGCAGCAGGGTTGGTAATGATCGACTTAGACGGCTGGAACGAAACGACCGTAAAAGTTGCACCGTTCCACACCTTCAGCACTGGCGGGTTGGTGCTGGTATCAACCCAAAGCTGACCGTTGCTGGGTGACAACGGCTGGGTGCTGCCAACACTGGTGCCAAGCAGACCTAGGGCAACAGCTAAAACGTTGGCTTGGATGCGGCGGGTTTCGCTTCCAGAAACACTGGAGAACGGCAGCAGATCAGCACTTGCAATCGCCTGTGCAAGTGGTAGCTGAGAAATCCGTAAGCCTGCCATCTCAGTAACCCACCACGGTCATGTCAATCAAGCCAGCAACAGCAGTGCCTGAGCTGTCCACGCACTTTATTGTAATTGCGCTGGTTGTCTTCGAAACGACCAAGGCGTTGATCGCTCCAGTGCCCGTGTCCTGCAGTGTGATCTGCACAGATTTCACCGCCCGGAAGGTCTTGGCCAAATTGACGGCAGTGCCGGAGCCGCTGCTGCTGATTGCCACATCGTTCTGCGACTCGATCACATCGGGGTAATCCAGCTCGAAGCAGATGCCCGTAATCGCACCAGGGCTGACGCCATCCTTGCTCTTGATCAGAGTTTGGACCGCGTAGACATCTTCGATCAGTTTTTCGTAAGGCGCGTAAGGGTGCAGGATGCCCGACGATTCACCTGACAATTCGCCTGCGGTGTAAGTCCGCTGTTCGGCAAAAATTGAGTCGTCATTTTCTTGGAAAATTTCATCGTCGTTTTCTTGGAACAGTGACGTTTCCGCCCCAGTCAATGCACCAATGCTGTGCTGGTACGTTGCCTCGGCTGTGGTGCCAATCAGGATTGCGCTTTCTAAGAAGTTGTTGTCGAAATTCCAGGTGTAATAGCCCGGCAGGGTTGGGTCGATTTGCTGGACGGAATAGACGCCAGTGTCACCCGTGATGTAGGTGCCATCCTGGGCAGTGACGTAGGTTCCGTCTTGGGCAACGATGTAGTAGTTGTCGCTGGCTTCTGCGTTGATAAACGAACCCGGCCAAGTGGTCGTATTGATGCACTCGTCGTAGACCGCGTTCTTGACTGGTGGCGCACCAACATTGAGCAGGATGTAAGCCGGAATATCACTGCGCCATTGCGTTGCATCAACCGACTTGACCATCACGGTCCAGGTATCGGTATCGAACAGCCCGGTTTCAAACCACTGCTGCTGGGCAGAAACACCACCGGAGTACAGCTCTAAGCCTTGCTGCCAAGTGGTTTCTGGGTCGTCATCAATTAGTGCGCCCTGCTTGTAGCGGATCTGATACGAAACAATGTCGGAAACAACGCCCTGATCCCAGCTACCAAACAAGCTCAGCGGAAGCTGCCAGCTAAACCGCTTCAGACCACTGTTCTCATTTTCAACGACAGTAAAGTTGCCCGGCGTCGGCGGCACAATCTCCGCACGCTCCACCGTGTCGTACAGATAATTAGTCGGAGTTTCACCGAAAATTGCGCTGGTAAAGGCAACCCGTAGCTCCCACTCGCCTGGGGCGTGGAACGCAACCGTGTAATAACCAGTTAGGGGTACATCACTCAGGAAATACCAGCCATCAGACTCGGGTTCTTTGACGCCCGGAACCGTTGTCGGCACATCAGTTGGGAATGCCCAGCAGCGGTAACCAGTGATTCGCTCAGGAACAGGGCATGTTCCAGCATCAATAATCAGAAGTTGGGTGCCATCCGGCTGGTTTTGGTGCCGCACCACGGCATTAAAGTCTGGATCCGAGAGGTCCGGGATTGCCTCAAAGTCAGAAACCGTGACCACCACCCAGTCAGATTGCTGACCTAGGCGATTGACAGTGGCAACGCGGAACTCATAACCATCACCAAAGACGTGGCTTTCAAGCGGCTGGTTGATGGTGGTGCTGGAAACCTGGCGGAAGTCGCTCCATTCGGTGTCGCCAACTTGGCGGAACTGATAGCGGTAACCGCGCACCAACAGGTCATTGGCGTCGTTGGCTTGAGGTGCAATCCAAGTGGCAAAGATTTGCGTTTGGCCGTTGCGGTAGATCAGCTCGGCATTGACGCTGGTCGGGACACTTGCGCCAGTCAGCGTGAAGCGATCTTTGGGAACAGCAATGGGTAGGTCGTTATCGACATAACCAAATTTGCTGTCGTTGTATTGAAGCGCTTCAACTTGATAGATCAGCGGTTCAACTTCGCTGATGGCAATGACTTTGTAAAGCGCTGCGTTTAGGTCTTGCCATTCCAGAACCCAGATTGCACCGACTTGGGTGTCAAGAACCCCGTCACAACGAATGACGGTATATGCCTCGTCGTCTTGGACGATGTAACCAATCAGGCTGTCACCCGCTTGGGTCGTTATCTCGTCATCGTCTTGGGCGGTAATTGTCCGCAGTTCGCTGGCACCAGCTTGGCTGGAATAGTCAACGACGTTCAGCGTTTGGAGCTTGGGACGATTGGTGACGCTGCCATCGGGGTTGGTGATGGTTGATCCATCGGGCACCACCAACGTCAACGTATAGGTATTGGCTGGGTTGAGCGTCAGGACAGCATCCAGCACCAAGCGGTTATTGATGGTGTCCACTTCACGGACCCGACCACCAAGGCGTTGACCTTGCTTCAGTGGATCTGCAATCTGAATAACTTCACCGACACCAGCGGCTAAACCTTCGGCGCCAATACGGAAGCTGACTTTTTCAGTTTCGTAGCGGTTGGAAAATAAAGTGTGCTTGGCTGCCCGCAGCGCTTGGCCGCGTGAGGTGACGCCGAGCAAACGGAGATCAACAGGGTTGTAGCCAAACTTTTCTAGGAGAACATCATCCTGCAGATACTCACTAACGCTCGAATACGCTTGGTTTGGATCGTCCCAGTTAGCCAGAACAACAGACTTACGGGCGGTTTTGGCAGTGCCGGTGTAGCTGAAGCACGGTGAGGTGACGGTGCCGTTATCGTCAACCTCTTGGATAACGTTTGCTTCGCTGAACTGCTGGACTGGAACCTGGGAGCGATCCTGCGTCAGATAAAGCTGCCCTTGGCTGTAATAAATCAAGCCACGGAAGCAGGACGCCAATGCGTTCAGGACTTCATAGACGCTGCCAGGGTTTTGGAGGAAAACGTTGCAAGTAAAACGCGGCTCCGTTCCACCAGCACCGTTAGGCACCAGCTCGTCACAATACTGACTAACAGTTAGTAGATACCACGGATCTATTGAGATGTTTGGCACATAACGCGCCACGCCGAAGCGGTCATTAACAACAATGTCGCGGAAAATCCACGCTGGGTTATCAGTCCAAGCTGTTGTAAAAGTGCCGTCCCAGACGCCGGTATAGGTGCGGGCTACAGGGTCATAGTTGGTCGGGATCTGTACGCGCTTGCCGCGTAGCCTGACGGATACATCGGGAATACTGTTGAACTGGCGGGCATCAACCTTTAGCGCCAGCAGTGCAGTGTTGGGATAGGCAAATTTCTCGTCGATGATTTCGACCAAGCTTTGCCAAATAATGCTGTTCTGCAGATAAGCGCTAGTGCTATCGCCAGTGATGCGAGTGACGCGGATTGCCCAGGGTGCCGTTCCAGTCAGATCAAATTCATACGCCCGCTGGAACTGACTGCTTGATTTACCGCTAACTGTTGGTGCCGCAACCTCGGTGTAAGGTCCGCCATTGGCGGATACTTCAATTTTGTAGCTGACGCTGGTGCCAGTGATATCACCGTTGTCCCGGTTGGTGGATTGCAGCGCTGGGTGGGCAATAATCACCCGGCAGCGTTCAATATCGGCGTCGGTAATCGTCCGAGTGATTGCACCAGTGGCGACGGTGACGGATGTATTAACGCCAACGACGTTTTCAGTTGTGCTGAACCCCAGCATCGGGGTTTGCGTTTCGTCCGTTCCAGTGCGGTTATCTAACGTATAGCCGGTGAAGTTATAGGTTCCGTCGCCAGACTTAATTGGAGTCGAATCAAGAAAAATATCTTCTTCTGCACTATTTGGAAAACCTTCGATTTCACCTTCGCTCAGTGCATAAACCGTTTTAGCAAATGCAACGGAGAAAAGATTGTTTGCAGCTTCAGTTGGTTGGCGCGTTGGCGCTTGAACCGTAACGTTTTGAACAACCGTCTGCTGCGGGGCGGGCTGCGAACGACCACCGCCAGCACCACTGATTTCAGGCAGGTTTTTAGCGTCGTCCATCAGAGGTAGTTCTGCAACTCAAGGCCAAAGCTCAACACCGGAAGACTTCCGATGATGCGCTCACCATAGAGAACAGGAACCACCTCGCCCTGCATCGTGTTGGCGTTGGATTTATCAAACGTGAAGGATTTCAGTTGCTCTTCGCGGCTGCGACCGGAGGTGATGCTGCTGCCTAATCCTGATGGTCCCAAGCCAACACCAGGCATTCTTGGCGTTGGAGTTAAAAGTTGAGCGACGCCGCCAAAAATTAACGATGCACCAATACCAAAAGCTGCACTAGATGCCCACGCACCAGATACAAATGCACCTGCAAAAGCGCCTGCTCCAAAAGTGACAAACGACAGGGCAACTAACGCAACTCCAGCAACAATTTTCCCGACGCCGCCACGACCAACAGGAATTGGAGCCAGCACCAAACGCTTACTCAGCGGCCATAACAAGCCTTCTTCATCCAATCCCTCCGCCTTTTCTGTCACTACGCGCCAGTTGATCCCCGCTTCGGCGCTATTCAGCATGTATTCCCGCAAGCCAGGGATTTGTACGGACAATGCCCGTACAGCTTCGGCAGGGGTCTTTACCGCCAGTTGAAACCGACGCCCAAAACGTCGCCCAGCTTCACCTAACAAGCGGATCGTGACCATCAGCCCTGCCTCCTGACCACCATGTAAGTATTCTC